CCAATTGACGTAATCCATCCGTCCTGAGCGTTCAGGAATGTCTGGCCAATCTGCTGACCGTCAATCGTATACTTGTTGACGATGTGCTCCCAATACGTCTCTTCATATTCGTCGTACCAGAAGCGACGCAAGCGGACGTGAGAATGTCTGGCTTGCGGGTTTCCACCGACGACTTCCCACGTTTGGCCATCCTTATGGAAAATGTTTGTGACCGGATCGTACCGTCCCGTGCGCCACCAACTCACGTTGGTGCAAACGGTTAGCGTTTCGCCGTAGCGAATGCGCTTGCGCGAAATTGTCTTCTGTACACAATCATGCGTGGCGAACTGATATTGTGAGATTGACAGTTCTTCGTTGAACGGACCAACATGGAAGCGCTTGACCTCTTTATATTTGGGGATCAAAACGCCTTGGCCGGAAATACTAACGTCAGGATTGATCGGATTGAATAGCTGGATTGACGTTTCATTTTCCGCCTCGTTGGCGAAGCGACAACCCTCTTCGGTTCGCGCAAGGTAGTTTACGTCTTCGACCTCAGATTCCAGATCGTCAAGGAAGCGGTCAGCATCATAGTCGGAGTGCCCCTCTTCCAACTCCGTAAATTCCTTGAGAAGAGCCACGTCAATGGCAAGAGATTGCAGCAAATGCTTGCTGCCAGACTGCTTAATGGCCTCCCAAAGCTTCGCAATTTCGGCGGCTAGACTGTCAACGCGCGCACCAATAATGGCGCGCCATTCCTCTAGCTCATCAAGGCGAAGCGCGTTGCGCGCAACCTGCGGCAACTTGGTTTTATTCTCAATGGAGATCGACTCAACGTCAGTTGGATTGAGAAGAACCCATCCCAAAAGAACGTTGCCAGACGGAACAAGCGGCTTGGTCGGCTGCGCGGCTTCAATGCCAACGATGGTATTGATGTTGGCGCGGCGCAAGCGCTGCATCGGAACCGCTTGCGGTTCCGTGGCGCCAGTCGTGGCGTCAATCAAGAAGTCGCGCGGCTGAGTATCGGTCTCAACCTCGCTACCCCAAGCAACAATGGCAACCCATTTCTTATTAACAGCGGGAAGCTCGGAAAGCAGATCAAAAACAATGTCGCTTTCCGATACATACACTTGGCCGCCGGTATAAATTCGACCGGGCTTCACCGTGACTTCCGCCGTTCCGGTTTTCACGATGCTAAATTCAACCCAGCCGCTTTGGTCCTGAATGCCGTCCTTAACAATGTGGTCAAGTGCGGTTTTCGTAAATTCTCCAAGATTCGTCAGGTCAGCAGCTTGAAGCTCCTGACGATCCCTGAAAATAACGCGCTTTTCCATGTCGCGTGATAACTCCGGTTTTTACAGCGTAAGCACGATGTCGCCGGAACGATAACCGTCCGTAGTGCGAATTCCGATCTTCGTGCTGATCGTTTTGTTTAGTGCGGTTTTCAAAAGAACTTTGTCGCGTTGCGATTTTGCGCGCATAACAGCGTCGCGCGCTTCGGCCAAAGGCCGCATATCCGATTTCGACAGACAGCCGAAAATGAACCTTTGCGCCTGCCATATCGTGCGCTTTCCGCGAATCTCCGTGGCCAGAATTGCGTGATAAGCAGGAAGGCCGAGTCGAATGTGATTCAGATAGACAGATGGCCTTCTGCCATCCGGCAGTCTATCCGGATCATGTAAATAGATTCGCTCATAGATGCGCAAATATGCGGTTGACTCTGGCAAATATCCCAAAAGAAAGCATTTAATTCTATGACGCGTCCGCGTTTTTGGGTTTAGCCATTGCCCAGGCATCCCTAGAAAAATATGAACGCCGCGAATCGCTGTGCCCTGCTCATAAATCTTCTCAGGAACAGCATTGATCGGCCTAAGCCTTGGCGCCAATGCCCAATAGCGAAGCTCGCCAGATGGTAGGACAATCGGATCGTTGAGGCGCACTATGCTGAAAATGCGCGCGTTGGCCTCGCCGCGGATTGGAAACATCTTGCCGCCAACATTGAATTGGCGTCCGACACCACCGCTTAAAAACATGCTTTGAGTTTCAGTGGTGGGGATAAAGCCTTGCTCAAAATTGAGCAGAATATTCTGCATGGGGTCGCGATCTTTAGCAACCCACCGCATGGGAAGATTTAGGCCGGTGGCTAGCGGATGCGGCCCTTGATCCCAATAGAAAGCTCGCGTTCCGATTCGATCTGCGGCGTTGCTTTGGTGACGGGAAAATGTACGTGATCCGCCGATTGTCACCAAAGAACGTTTTTTTCAATTTGTAGGCGCCACGCGAACAAAACGCGCCATACGTCCATTCGCCGCGATCAATTCTGTAAGTAAGTCGAATTTGCGGGAATCGCTCAAGCCATCTGGCGCGCTCTTCACCCGTCATCGAAGCGCCGGGGAACGCCTTGTCGGGCGGCAAAATTGCCGCCACAACGCGCGCACCAACGAAGTTCAGGTAGCGCTTAATCGCATAAAGAGTGCCTTTCTTGAAGTGAAGAAAGAACGACTCTTTCGTAATTGTGCGCCTACGCTCTTCGGGCCAGTCTCTATTCCAAAGATCGACCGACATTGCCCATGCGAGCCAAGGAAGGATTGGCTCACCGACAACAGCGTAGCGCCATACGTCCTGAACTGGTGTTGGAAGTGCCGTAATGCGTCCGGTTTCCGAACCGTAAGCTTTTTCCCAGCGAGTGGCGTTCGGCGGCAGCAGGTGTGGATAGGGGATCGGCCTACGCTTCGGCACAACGATGATTTTTGCGCCAGCCTTCAGGCTTGCCTTTCTTGTGTATTGCTGCACCATGATTGTCGCTTGCCCCCATCATAGGGACGGCCAAGTCCCCGCTTTTGCAAAAACTCAGACCACCTAACTTTCTTGCCGTCAATTGTTACGGTCACATCAGCGAGAAGACGCCCATATTTGTCGCGCCCAATGTTACTAATCTCAACTTGCTTCAAATGCTCTTGCGCAAGGCGCTTGGCCTCAAACGCAAGGTCTTTTTCTTTCTGACACTTGCCCTTTATTTCTGGCGTATCGAGATTGCGAACTCGCACACTTTCTTCAGCAACAAGTCCTGGCCAAATTGGGCATCTCACCTTGAATGTGTCTCCGTCATATACGGAAACAACTAAGCACAAAAATATCGTGGCGATCATTGCGACAATAGGGGGTCTTCCTGATGAGTTATTATGTTAATTTCCGTGCAGAACGCCGCGCCAGCTTCGCCGGGATCAATGTCTTCCGCCGGGCTATGCATAATAACATTTTCAACGCCCGGAACATGGGCTGCGCGGAACAACCCTGAGCGAGCAACTTTCACGCCAACGCGGTGGCGCTGGAAAACATACTCTTCTAGGGCTTCGCGCGCCTCTTGCTCAACAACGTCCTTATCAGGCCCTTCCGCAATGAACAACTCAACCTCAACTGTGTACGGAACAATATCAGGAGGCCGAACGTTGACCATATCCGTCAGTGGTCGGACATCTTCTTTCCTGAGCGCAAGCCGAACCCTATCTAGCGTTTCCTCTGTTGGCGTTCCATCGCCATCATTGACCAGCGGAATTACGTCAACGGCGCCGGGATATGGAGAACGCACGCCAACATCTTTGATGTTTACGTCAGCGGTCATCGCGTGGAAGCGGTATGCGCCTTCCGGGCCAGCGACGGAAAATGCCTCCGGAGCAAGTTGAACTCGCTCACGAAGGCGTTCGTCTGATTCCCAAACCGCCGGTTGATTCGGTCCCTGTTCCGGAGAAATGAGTTGGCGTTGAACTCCGTAGTACGCTGCCAGATGGTCAAGATCGCTCTTTTGCGCATACGCCAACATGACGGCGCGAGCCGCGGCGTTAACACGCGAACGCAGCAGCATTTCGCGATAGGCAAGAACTTCAAGGATTTTAACGCCGGGGTCGCTTTCGAGCATATGGACATCGTACTGAATGCCCATCTCGTCTAGCCGTGCAATAATATCTTCCTTTAATTCGGCTAGAATTGTCTCAAAATCTATCGACTCAACCACATTTGGCGGGGGAAGGCCCGTCAAATCAATTGCCACGAATCTCGGCATTTACTGTCCCCGTTCCGCCACACGCTAAACACGGCGTACTGTAGCCATAGCTATTCGATTTGCTACCAGCGCCATGACATGCGGTGCACGGTTCTTTTTTGTGATATTTCTTCAACCGCGCGCCAATTTTGCGCAAAATGCGATCTGTTACGTTCATAACCTGATCTTGAATTCGCGATCCGTCTCTACAATCGTAAAATCACCCAAATGGCCACGCGGAAAATAATCACCTACAAGATCAATAGCCATGACGCCATCAGGACCAGCGCGCTCGATTCCCACGCCGCGCAAACGAAAACGCGGTTCCCAGCGATCCAGCGCAACGCCAGCGGCTAGCGCAACCTCAAGCACCAAATTCGAATCTTGGGGCCGGTCAATTAGATCGGGTATGTCCGAACCGTAGTCTCGGCGCATAACGCGCGTTCCGGGCTTTGTCGTGAAGAGATCGAGAATTGACTGTTCGACGTGGCGCCACTCGTTAATTTTTTTTCCGTTATGGCGATTGATTCCGTTGGAAACCGTGAAAAACATTACTCGTCGTCGCTTTCGTCTTCCAAGTCAAGCACTGGAACATAAAGTTCGATGTTGCCCGACATAAGCTCGTATTTGGCCTGTTTGTCGTTCAACTCAACAAACTCACCAGCCTTGAAGAACTTCCCATAAAGCCAAGCGTCCTTCAAAACNCGGTACTTTTTGACCGGGGCAATGCCGGGGTCCAAAAGGTGTGACATTCAGTCCTCCAAAAACATAAATTTCGAGCCGGTTGTTGGATGCCCGCAACCGGCTTTGTGCATTTCTCTGCAAACAGGAATTGATCTGTTGGAATTGGGCTTGATGAATACGAAAGACGATCCCTCCACCATACGGTCAACACCCGGTGTATGTGGTGGCGGACTATGAGGCTTATTCGGATCGCCCTTTACAATCCATCGCNNNCCCTCAACATAAACGAAATCTTGCAACTGAGAGATTTGATTACCACGCGCCAAATCGCGAAATTGGCGCGCTGCACCGTAGATGGCTTTACCCATCTGATTGCTCGTCGTCTTCGTCTTCTGTGGGGGGATCGCTGCTTAGAACGTCAAGAACGTGTTCCGCCAGATCAAGTGACGTTTGTCGCCCCTTTTGGCGCAACAGCGCCAACAAGTCTTCATCGTGAACTTCGAACGTGGCGCCAAGGTAGTGCAGCGTCATTCCCTTGACTTTTCCGTCAACCAATTCAACCTGAACAGAAACAGAAGAAGACAAAACAGTGGACTCAATCGAGTAAATCTCGG